TACGGCTACGGCTACGGCTCCTGCTCCTGCTACGGCTACGGCTACGGCGACGGCGACGGCTCCGGCTACGGCTCCGGCTACGGCTACGGCTACGGCGACGGCGACGGCGACGGCGAGAAGATCGGCATAGTAGGCAATCACGACGTCATCGTGGCGCGGCCGTGGGGCGTGGTCCGCGTCGGGTGCCAGGTCTGGACGGTCGCGGAGTGGCGCGCGAGGTGGCGAGAGATCGCACGAGAGAACGGCGCGAAAATCACATCCGCAGAGGCCGAGCGGCTTATGGCGGCGGCATAGGAGGACAGGATGGCGAAGGGAACTGGCGAGGCGAGCGCGCAGAAGGCGCTCGAGACGATCTTGGCCGCGTGGGACGCTCAGCGGCAGGCCGAGGCCGCGCTGAAGGAAGCGGCCGGGGAGCACCTCGCCGCGGGCAAGGAGGCGCTCGAGGGCCTGGGCCTCCTCATCTCGGACAACCGAGGTGCCGTCAACGACGGCAGGGCCGAGGCGGTCCTGGCCGAGATCGTCTCCGCCTGGGACGAGCGCGCCACGAAGATCGCTGAGGCCCTCACGGCGAAGCAAGCGGCAAAGGCCGCAGCCGACGCAGCGCGGTCCGCGTTCGCCGATGCGATCGCCGGGACCAGGCAGGGCGAGCTGGCGATCTGAGGCGGCTGGTCCGCTGGAGAGGTGAGACGTGACCGACGAAACTAGGTTTTCAGTGATCGAGCGGCTGGGATCGCTGACCTCCCGGCTGGCCCAGGGGACGATCGCGCCCCAGGACGCACTGGCGGTCTTGCGTGAGGCGGCGAAGCTCCTCGGCCCCCAGGCGCTGCTGAAGGGCGCGGCGCGTCCGATGGCGTGCCCGGCTGACGGCCTGGCCGACGAGGTCCGAGCGGCCGGGTTCCGCCTCTCGGACACCCAGGTCGAGGAGATGGTCAGGGACGGCACGACGCCGACGATCTCCGGGAGCGCGGAGGTCCGTCGCCTACTCGCGTCGTTCCGCCGGCGCCAGCTCCCGGACTGGGCTGCGAAGCGGGAGGACGGGCGGGAGGCGTACCTCCGGAAGCTTGTTCGCGAACACGCGCTGGACCCCGTGCCACCGACGGCGCCCAGGGCCGTCGGGCGCGAGCCAGAGCAGCAGTCGTTGACCGGGCGCCCAGTCTCGATCCACGAGTTCCTGGCCGACAACCCGGACCTCGCAGGGAAGGCCGCGCCGCTCCTTGCTGGCTTCGGCGGGATCGTTCAGCCCGAGAAAAAGAAGATCGCCTTCGAGCCGGCGCCGCTCGAGGGCGAGGCGCTCGAGGCGGCGAAGCGGCGCGCGAAGGGTGGGGGATGATGGAGGACAGGATGGACAGACCGATTTCAGATGAGGAAGCGTACCGGCGCGCCCAGGCGATCGACCAGGCGGAGCCGCCGCGCAACGCGCCCTGCGCCTACTGCCACGGGACAGGACACGACCCCGGTGAACCGCCGTTCGACGTCGGGAGCCCGTTCCCAGTGAGCCCCGAGGAGGTGAAGGAGTTCACCAGCCGCCGGTTCAAGCGGCTCATGCGGGCCGGCGCTCGCAGGGCGTTGCACCTGATGACCGCGACCTCGACGGGGCTGCGGTCCGAGGGTGCGCGGCAGTTCGACGCGGCGGAGCTTGCCTTCGTGCGGTTCAGCCTGGCGCTCCTCCAGCGGTACGTGGGCGAGCTTGTCGCCGAGCGGGACAAGGACGTTGACAGCGACCCTACGTTGTGATACGTAGGATGTGGCCCCGAGAGGGCCGGAAAGGTGAGACGAAATGACGTTTGAAGAATACAGAGCAATCCCCGCAATGAACTGGTCCTCGCTCGTTGCGATGGCCGACTCCCCGGCGATGTTCGCCTACCGCCGCGAGCACCCGCGCGAGGCGACCCCGTCGCTGTCGCTCGGGACTGCGATTCACCAGGCGATCCTCCAGCCCGCCGAGTTCGAGCGCCAGTGCGTGAGGCGCCCGCCGGGCCTCAACCTGACGACGAAGGAAGGGCGCGCCTGGAAGGAAGCGCAGGCTGGCCGCACGATCCTCGACGGCGCCGACAGCACGGCGATCGAGGCGATCCTGGCGAACCTCCACCGGCACGAAGACGCGACGTCGCTCCTCAGCGGAACGGAGCGCGAGGTCACGGTCACCTGGACCGACCCGGAGACGGGGATCGCATGCAAGGCCCGGTGCGATGCCCTCGGCCCGAACCACCTGACCGAGCTGAAGTCGACGAGGTCGCTCCGCTGGTTCGGGAAGGACGTCGCGACCTACCGCTACCTCGGGCAGCTCGCCTGGTACCTCGACGGCGCGATCGCCGCTGGGATGCTCCAGCCCGACGCCCGCGTGTTCATCATCGCGGTCGAGACGAAACCGCCTTTCGGCATCGCGGCGCTCCGGGTCCAGCCGCACCAGGTCATGAGCGGCCGGGTGCTCGCGCGGCGGCTGCTCAACGAGTGGGTCGAGTGCGACCGGATGAACTGCTGGCCCGGGATGTTTCCCGCGCTGACCGACCTCGAGGTTGCCGAGTGGGGCCTCGAGCCCGAGGAGGAGGTGACGCCGTGACCGACAGCCACAACGCGATTCAGACCGTCGAGGTCCGAGCGATCGAGCCGAACCCTGGCCACTCCATCGCCCCGGTGGTGAGCGCGATCCTCGCCCAGAACCCGACGGCCGAGGCACTCGGTCAGCTCATGGCGCTCCAGGAGCGGTGGGAGGACAGGGAGGCGCGCCGCGCTTTCGCCGCCGCCCGCGTCAGGCTCCGCGCCGAGCTCCCGCCGGTCATCCTGCGCGATCAGAAGGTCGCGTTCGGCAAGACCAGCTACACCCATTCATCGCTGGCCCAGGTCATGCGAGTCGTGACGCCGATCCTCTCCGCGCACGGGTTCGACCTGGCCCACCGAACCGACGTCAGCGGGAACAAGGTCCGCGTGACGGCGATCCTGACCCACCTCCTCGGACACTCCGAGGAGACCACGCTGGAGGCGCCGATCGACACGGCCGGCAGCAAGTCGCCGGCGCAGGGGGTGGCCTCGACTGTGACGCTTCTCCAGCGGTACACGGCGGTCGCGCTGCTAGGGCTGGCGACGGCTGACATGGTCGAGCCCCAGGGCGAGCCCGAGCCAGAGGACCTCTCGAGGATCGACCCGAGGAAGAACATGGAATTGGCTGGCTTCATCCGGGGCCAGCGGTTCATGGTCGAGGACGCGGAGGGGTACGTCGGCAGGACCGCCGACAAGTGGACCGCCCAGGACCGGCTGGACCTCCGCGAGTGGCTGAAGGCCCAGCGCGACGGGAAGGTGGCCGCGAGCCCGGCGCCGAAGGCCGACGCGGGCCCGGCGTTCTCGCTCGAGGGCGACGAGGAGTACACCACCGACGACGACGCCCCGCAGACGGGCAGGAGGACCAGATGATCATCAATCGAGTCGTGACCGACAACGAGAACCGCGAACTCCGCATCGAGGCCCAGCTCGAGGGCACCGAGGGGATGGCCGAGGTCCTCCGCCTCTGCAACGCGATCGAGGACGGCCGCGCCCTGAGACCCGCGCCGAAGCTGACGCTCTCGCTACAGCCCGACGCCTGCCGGCAGCACGGTCAGCAGGACTGCGACGACTGCCCCGAGCTGCGGTGCGGCGACCAGATGTGGCCGCTCCTCCAGGCGCCAGAGCACCGGGCGATCTGTGAGCCGGGGGCGACGGACGCCGAGCGCCTCGACGCGGCGCTGCTGCTCTGCTGGCGGTTGCGTCAGCGGGTCGACGACCTCGAGACGGACCTGTCAGAGCGCGACCAGGAGCTCGAGGCCGCGAAGGCGACGGCGATCGCGACAGAGGTCCGGGTGGCCCGGACGCTGGAGACGATCGACAAGCTCAGGCGCGGCGGCATCCCCGGCCCGGAGACGTCGAGGGAGATCGTCTCGCCGCATAGGCTGGAGAGGCCATGAGCAATCGAAGCAAGATCGAATGGACCGACGCGACCTGGAACCCGGTTTCGGGCTGCACCCCGGCCTCGCCGGGCTGCGACCACTGCTATGCGGCGAGGCTGGCGAAGCGGCTGCCGGCGAGCCACGAGGCGGGTAAGCCGTTCTCCGAGGTCGTGCAGCATGGTGACAGGCTAGAGATCCCGCTCCACTGGCGCCGCCCGCGCCGCGTGTTCGTTTGCTCAATGGGCGACCTATTCCACCCGGCCGTGCCGTTCAAGTTCATCTCCTGCGTCATGGACACGATCGAGCACGCCCCGCAGCACACGTTCCAGGTGCTGACGAAGCGGCCGGAACGCGCCCTGGCGTGGTCCAACCATCTGCGAGACATCGACGACCGGTTCGAGGCGACGGCGTTCCCGCACAACGTCTGGCTCGGCGTCACGGCCGAGGACCAGCAGCGCGCCGACGAGCGGATTCCGCTGCTGCTCCAGTGCCCGGCCGCGGTGCGGTTCGTGTCGGTCGAGCCGATGCTTGGGCCGGTGGATCTGACCGAGGTGGCGCCTGTGGACGACTTCTACACGGACGCACTGGCGTGCCCTGACGCGAGCCGTTCTCTCGACTGGGTCATCTGCGGCGGCGAGAGCGGCCCAGGCGCGCGGCCGATGCACCCGGAGTGGGCGCGGGGGCTCAGGGACCAGTGCATGGCGGCTGGCGTGCCGTTCTACATGAAGCAAATGGCACGGCGCGAGCAGATCCCAGATGACTTGCAAATCAAGGAGTGGCCGCATGCCTAAGGGTGTTCAGTCGAACAGGGCGAAGTCGGATCGCCACCATCGTTGGACCGAGGAGAAGATCGTCAACTCGGCAGGCTATGTGAAGGTGCGCGTGGGCAAGTCGCACCCGCTCGCCGACCCCAACGGATACGCCTACGCCGGCGACTTCGTGCGGTGCGTCAGCATCATCCGGGTGGACAGCATCGCGTTTCAACGGGTGCTCGGCGTCGTCTTCAGGCCGGGCTCGACCTCCCCGAGCGCGATCCTCAACGTGTCCATGGCCGAGTGGGTCGAGGCCGTCGCCGGGGCAGAGGTCGTCTTCCTTTCCGACGACGACCGCCGGCACCACGCGACGATCCTGAGGGCGACATGAACCTCGCCCGCTCACTCCAGGCTCGCGTCCGCCGGATGAAGCACTGGACCGAGGACGAGGACCACCGGCTCATGTCGTGGTGGGGCGCCTACACCGTCGAGACGATCGCGAAGCGCCTCGGCCGCACCCCGAAGGGCGTGATCGACCGCGCGAAGCTCCTCGGCCTCGGGGCCCCGTCTCGCGGGACCTGGACGATGCAGGCGCTGGTAGCCCACCTCGGCTACTGCGACCGGGCCATCAAGACCGCGGCGAAACGCGCCGGGGTGTCGATGGACCGCCGGGCCTTCACGACGACCCTCGGCCCCGATGGTCACCACGCCAGGCGGGCGACGAGGTACTCGCTGGACGACGACGAGGTGGACCGCATCATCGCCGAGCTTCAGGCCGCGCCTCGCAGCCGTGTTCTCGCCAGCCTGGCCGGGGAGTGGGGCGTCGGCCGGAAGCCCGCCGCGTGCCTCGACTGCGGGACCGACGAGCGGCCGCACTTCGCGCGGGGCCTCTGCCGCCGCTGCTACTCCCGCGCCCACT